GATTGAAGCCGATGAAGAAGCGGCAATGCGCGGCGAGCCGGTTGCCGAGCAACAGGCCGCGCCTATTGCCAACCCGAATGTTGATGAGAACGGCGAGGACTTAACTCTTACCAAGGTAAGAAGCGCAGATGACGTTCGTGGCGTAGGCGAGCCGGTGGGTAATGAACTCACGGGAGCCGACTTCAACAAGATGATTGAATCGCTAAAGCGCATACTTCCGAACAGTCAAATTGCGCTGCGGTTCGAGGCCAAATTAGAAGAACTTATCAATGGCAAGCTAACGGCCATCGACGGCAAGTACCTGAAGCGGGTCATTACCCTGGCCTTGGATACAAAGAACAAGTTAGAGGCGCTGGATCACGAGATAATCCACGCCCTGCGTGATCTTGACGTATTCACAGATGCCGAATGGAACGCCTTGAAAAAGTCGGCTCTATCTAATGAAGCCCTTATGGCCGACGTTAGAAAGGCATATCCCGAGTACAAAGGAGAGAGGCTGGCCGAAGAAGCCGTGGCCGAACTCCACAAGGGGTGGGTTTCTGGCAAAATATCTCTACGCCCGATTGGCACTCTTAAATCAGGTTTACAGGCCATCAGGAACTTCTTTAGCCGGTTTGGCCAATGGCTCGGGTTCAACGGGTTTAGCACCCCACAGGGCATATTTGAGGCCGTTGCGGCGGGTAGAATTGGGGGCCGGGAAGTAGGGCAAACGGGTCGCCGGAAGGCGGCTGAGTTTGCGGTACGTCCGACCACCGATAAGGTCACCGTTTACGATGAGAACGACCAGCCAGTGTTGGCTGACCAGTACGTTGTCCCTGGCGCGGAGCAAGCTCCCGAAAAGGCCAAAAGCGCGGCCAACCAGAAGATGTTGGATATGGCCCGCCTCAAGGGGCAGCAAACAAAGATGCGTTCTAGCAAGCCGCAGAAAGAGGCCGGAGGACTATTCGGCGATGAGGGCGGGGACCAAGGGACATTGTTCGCCAAGCGGCAAGAGGCCAAGGACGAGCGCGATGCACAAGGTATGCCGGTCAAGGAACTTGAGGCTACCAAAGAGTATGTGGCAGAAATTAATGCCAAGGCTAAAGAGTTGTTGGAAAACACAGCCGCCAGCCCGAACCAGGAAATATCTTTCATTGGCCGGTACGCTGGTTTTGCGTCTGCCGTCGCTGCGGTCAACCGAACCTTTGCGAAGTACCACAGGATCGTAAGAGACAAACTGGCCTTTGAACATTCAATGGTCGAGGACGGCAATAAACTTCTTCTCAAGGCGCTTAACCTCACCAAAGCAGGGCGTCAAAAACTAGACGCCATACTTGAGCATGACCGGCTTGAGCGTATTAACCGAAACATGGACTCAAAAAGAAGCATCGTTGTCACGATGCCGACTAACTACAAGGGTGTAAACGCCAAGCCAGGGGAAACGATTGTCTTGAACGCTGCTGAAAAGGCGGCACTCAAAGACATTCGCACGTTGATGGCCGACCGTTGGAACAGCTACGGCGCAGCTATCGCTGAGCAATTCGGATATACCGGCGAGTGGACACCAGCCGCCATAGACAAGGCCCTGAATGAAGCCGCCCTTTCGGGGGATCGCGGGGCCGTGGCTAAGTTGAACAACGTAAAAGAGTTGGCGGAGCAAACGAAGTCTCTCGCTGGCTACGCGCCGTTCATGCGCTACGGCGACTATGGCTTTACAGTAAAGCAGAAGGCCAATTCAGAGTCGCCCAAGAACAACCTGGGTGGGTTCGCCAAGACCGTTCACTTTGAAATGATCGACACAAAGAATCTGCTTAGTGACATTCGCGGGAGTTCAAAGCAAAGGGATCAACTAGTTGCCAAGAAGATGGCAGAGTTGCGTAAGAAGTTCCCCGAAGATCAATACGAAATTAAAGCTAATCGTGTCCAGAAAGAGGACATTCAAAATTTAGACATTCCAATGATCGAAAAGATGTTCGCCGCGCTTAACATTAAGCAAGACGCGAAACGTCAAGAGTTCTTGGATGGCATGATTAAACAAATGCGTGAGGCTCAACGTATCGACTTCACACGCAAGTCGAGCAACATGCCTGGATATTCGCCAAGAATTATTAATTCACTGATCGACTACAACACCGCTTCGGCTGGCGCTATTTCCGGCATCAAGTTCAACACAGCAAAGAAAGAAGCGTTTGATGCAACCCAAAATCGAGCGCAAGGTTCTACCCAAGAGGTGCAGCAGAATGTCGCCGCGTTTGCCAAGAAGTTCAATGAGTACATAGACAGTTCCGACGCCCTGGCTGGACGGATTAAACAGTACGGATTCTGGACGAGCCTTTGGGCATCTCCGGCTTCGGCCCTCGTCAACCTGTCGCAGACCCCGATGATTACAGCGACACAAATAGCTGCATGGGCAAATTTTGGATCGTATGCCAGAACGAATATGCTTTCATTAAGCCTATTGAAAAAGATGAAGGTGGGCAAAGACGGCGTTCGCCTGGACTTCGACAAGATGAACTTTGCCAGCAAGGTAGAGAAAGACGCATTTATGCTGGCCGTTAGGGACGGGACAATTAACCCACAAACAACACAAGACTTGTTGGGTGATGATGGTCGCCCTGATTTTGGTCAGTCTGGAAAAAAATCAGGTGTGTTTGAAACTTTTAGAAAAGCCTTCGACATTGGTTCATCAATGTTCACAACCGCCGAACAGGTAAACCGCGCAACAGCTTGGCTGTCAGCATACCGGGAAGTTCAAAAACCGGGGGCGCTGGCAAAGTTCAAAAAGATGTACGCTCAAGATCAGCGTATACAAAGCATGGACCTGACAAAAGAAAACATTGCGAAATTCATAACCGACGAAACGCAATTCATTGGTGGTAGGTCCGACCGACCTTTTGTTCTGCGCGGGGCTGGTGGTGTTGCGTTCCAATTCAAGACCTACCCCATGAACTACATGAAGATTTTGTATCAAAACTTTACCCGTCAGGGACCAGCCGGGAAGCTGGCCGGTCTGATGATGATGACTGCCCTGATCGCGGCGTCCGGCCTTCTCGGCCTTCCGTTCGCGGAGGACATGGTGAACCTAGTTGATTGGGGCATTACGCAAACGACCGGCATTGACCCCATGATCGAAACAAAGGTAAGGAACTTTGTTAATGAGATGAGCGGAAGCCCTGAGTTTGCGGAAATTGTAAGTCGCGGTGCGCTTCGCAACACTGGCGTCAATCTGGGCTCGCGGTTAGGTCAAGGCGAATTAGTGCCTGATGCTAACATTACTTCTAGCATCCCTGTATTCGGGACAACCTATCAGCGTTTTATCGAGGCTGAAAAACGCTTCAGCAGCAACCAACCTATTGGTGGAGCGACAGCCCTGCTTTCGCCCATCATTGGTAAAGGGCCAGCCGATCTGTTTCGGGCGGTGGCGTTAGGCGAGGAAGGGCAAAGGACAATACAACGTGGCGACATAAAGGTTCCTTATTCTGAAGTCACAGGCGCGGAGCAATTAACAAAAGCTATTGGTTTTCAGCCATCCAAGTACGCCCGGATTCAAGAAGAAGATCGGGTTAATCAGCGCATCAAATACAAAACAAGGCTTGCTGAGCAACGGCTGCAAGGCAACCTTGCTAGCTTGCTTGCCAACAGTCTCTCGGCCCGCAAGGCTGGCGATATAGAAAAAGCCGATAAGTTTATGAAGGAACTGGCTGACACTTATAAAGAAGCGGCAAGAGACTTGGGCAACCCGAATATTCCGTTAGAGGACAAAGTAAGAATCCCGAGCCTTGAGTCCACCAAGAACAGGGCGATCAGTATGACAAACCCTGAGATTAATTTAAAGAGAGCCGACCGGATGAAGCAAAGGTTTATGAGGGAAACAGATGAATCTTATACTGGTGATTAGGATGGCGTCATGAGTGATTTGCTAGTTCTCGAAGCTCGCCTGAATATGCACGAAGATATTTGTGCGGAGCGGTACGTTGACATCAAGAAGTCGTTTGAGCGTGTTCACATTGACCACGAGAAAATTTCAGGGCGGATTGATAAGATTGGTTTCTCTATCATTGGCCTGTTGATTGCGATGGTCGGCTGGTTGTTAATTAACGGCGTGCCGTGGAGGGGTTAAGAAAAGACCTAATTGCCGAAGAAGGCATACGGCTAAAGCCGTATCTATGCCCAGCCGGTAAGACCACCATTGGCGTTGGTCGGAACCTGGATGACGTTGGCATTACCGAGGACGAGGCTATGGCTATGCTCGATAATGACATCGGGCGGGTTAAGGCCCAGCTTGCCAAGGCACTCCCCTGGCTGGAAACCAAGCCCCCCGGCGTTCAACGGGCCATAGCCAATATGACCTTCCAGATGGGCCTGGGGGCGCTGCTGAAGTTCAAGAAGATGCTCGCCGCCCTGCAAGCCAAGGATTATACTGCGGCCCGTAGAGAAGCCCTAAATAGCGCCTGGGCCAAGCAGACTCCGCAACGTGCGAAGCGTGTAACTGATTTATTCAAGGAGGATTAAATGGACACGACTAAATGGTATTTGAGCAAGACCCTGTGGGTAAACGTAGTCTCCGCCGTAGCCGCTCTGGCCGGTGTGTTTAATTTCGACCTGGGCCTGACGCCCGAAGTCCAGGCGACCGTGGTAACGACCGTCCTGGCTTTGGCTAACGTCTTGCTGCGCCTGACAACCAAGACCGCTATTGTTAAGTGATCGGTCTGATTAAAGCGGTCTTTGGGGCGCTCGGAGCGATCTTCGGGTTTCTCAAAGACCGGCAACTTATCAACGCTGGCAAAGCGGAACAGGCCAATGACACTGCTCAAGCTACGTTGGACACCAT